GTTTTGGTACTTTGCCAGACTGAGTTAATAGGTGCATACGTCTTCTTAAATAAGGTAGCTGTAGTTCTGAAGACAAAATAGAATATATGCCCCCCAAAGTTTGTTCTAACTCCTGTGTTAATAGTTTTAATTCTGTACTTGTTACCCTTTCTGCGTCACGTTGTACTGCTTTAGCCATCATAAAAGCATATTGTAATCTCTGTTCTATTCTTTGTATTGCTTGAAAAGATACCTGCAAGTCTTGCCCCTTACCTACTTGCATAACTGTAACGTCTTTTGCGTTACCTTCTCGTATTGCTCCATTTGGTGCTTTACTAAGCGTTGAAGCTCTTGTCGTACCATTTGGATTTACTAGAAAAACAGTACGTGCAGAAGCTGCTGCGTTCTCAATTATGGCTTTCATTAACCCCTCTAAAGAGATCAAGTCTCCTCTATATTCTTCAACGTAACCACGACCATAATTTTCTCCGCTAAGTCGGGTAAATCTAAGATTTATAAAAGGAGATACATCTTTCTTTGCTCTACCTTCTGTGTTTGGTATGACCTCATTTTTACATTCTTGATGATAATTAAAATAATCTCCATCTCTTTTGACGTATGTATATATATCTAAGTCTTCTTCAAGAGTTTTTTCTGTGTACTCTGCTTTTTGTTGTAAATTTTTTAAGAAATCAGGTGGTAACGCTTTAGCATTTATTGTTTCTTTAATAATAATTTCTAACGTATTCCCTGTAGGGTCACGTTTGCATACATATTTTTCTAGTGGATATACTTGTAACCCATCTTTTTGTAAATACAGTAAAACATTTCCACCAACTACTAAATGTTTAAGTGCTTCAAACATAGCCACTCTGTCAGTAGAGACTTCTATCTCTCTCATCAAAGCATTTTCTACTTTACGCAGTGCTTTATCTATTTCTGTAACTGCTTCAGTACCGCCCTGTTGAGCTATCTTTATTTGATCTAAAACTAATTTAAAAAATGGCACATTTGTAGGAAACAAACCTGTCAAGAGTTTTGCAGCAAGACTATTAGTACCTGCTGCTCCTATCCCTTGATAGTTTGTTTTGATCTTTGTTCGTTTACCACCTGTACCTGCTTGTGTTTCAGGTATCAAGTAAGGCAAAGTGTACTTACTAGACTCCTGCCCTTCTCTTAAATAAGAAGATCGTTCAGTAGAGTACTGCTCATACAGTGACGCTGCTGAACCTACAGGAGAATTGTATTCCATGTTGTTTTAAATAGGTGTGTTTAAGTTACCACTTCTGGTAGTCTCTTTTTTACCTAATAAAGGTATTCTTAAAGATGCTGTGCCTTTTCTACCTGCTTCCCTTGCAGCAGTTCTACCTAGTTTTTGTCCTTTCTTTTTAACAGAGGTTCTTTGTTGTCCAGTTACTACAGCGTCAGCAGTCTTTTCAGCTTTAGGGGCTGTAGGCTCTGGGTCTGGTAGTGGTGGGGGAGGTGGTGGGGCTGAGAAAACGCACATAATAATTTAATAAATAGATTTCGTGTTGTAAGGAGAAGAAGTACTACCCATACCAGATTTTCTTCTAGTATCAGGTTCAGCAGTAAGACCTGCAATTCTAACGTCAGAAAAATTAGGGTCGCCTTTTTTAATCTTGACTCCTGATTCTTTCTTCTTCCTTCTAAGTTTTAACTGATCTGTTATTTTTTTAGTATCAAATGGATTCTCTACACCTTCTTGCTCTCCTGTAACAACAGGAGGGGCATCAGTAAACTCAGCTTTTTTAGGTTGAGTCATAGCACGAGCAGGTTTAGAAGCCAAACACATAATACTAATCTAAAACTTTTTCAGTCAACATAGTTTCACGTTGTCTCTTTTGTTGTTCAATTAACCAATCGACAACAAACCTTTGCCCTGCCCGATACCAAACTTCCCTATCAGAAAATGACAGGTCAGGGTGGCGGTTAGGAAAGACCTCATCTAGTCCTTGAATCAAGTCATCAGTGATAGGTGGTAACTTAACAGCCAAGAATAAGATTGAAACTATTAACATAGTAACTCTTAATCTGGAAATATAAATACTTTTGTATAGATTTCATGCTACAATTTAATCAATGGGAGTGGTTACCCATTGGTAAAGCGTAGAAAACCCCTGAGACAAGTGACTCGTCTTGGGGGTTTTCTTATGGCTGCCAGAGTTTTACTTCCCCTGTGTTGTAGTCATAGTCTCCTTCCCTAAGTATCCTTGTAAGTCTTGCATTGAGTATGGCATCAGCCAAGGTATAGCCTTTCTTTGTGTATGTTTCAGCAACCTTAGACCACAGTGCATCTATGGTGTCAGGTGTATCTGCTAGTAATTTAGTAGCAGTTACCATACCTGTGCCTTTAACTCCTACTATTCCATCTGTACTGTCTCCTGCTATAGACATTTCAAACCAGTGTCTATTAGCTTTCTTCTCTGTAATATGTTCTACTTCTTCAGCAGCTATTAGCTTACAAGGTATAGTTCTCATATCTTTATCGACTGATACTATTATTGGATTTTTGTATTGTCCGTTAGTAGCTAGTAATCCAAGTACGTCATCTCCTTCTAAGTTTGGATAAGATACACAGTCATATATTTTTTTACAGTTATTAATTACTGATCGCAAAGCTAGTGGTTTTCTTCTACCTATTCTATGTATCTTGTACTCTGGAAATATCTCATGTCTAAATGTTGGGTAAGAAGTAAAGCACATAATTATGTCGTGGTTTTCTCCTGCTATGTTTTTATATACATCTATCCTGTTATCAATCAGATTCATAATATCTCTTTCATCTGAATGTAAGGTGTGTTCATGCTCAGTCCATCTTGTGTCTTGTTCACAAGCACAGCAAGAATTGTAGATCAACCAGTCTGCATCAATTAGTAAAGTCATAAGTCTCCGAATGTGTTTTCATAAACTACTAGCCGACCTGTCTTTTGGTCGTACAATAACTTATCTACTTCTCCTGTCATACCAGTATGTCTGGACTTCAATACCTTTAACTGTAGTCTTTGTCTTTCACTAGCGTCTCCTACTTGGTTTCTTGATGCACCAAGTACCACATCTGATAGCTGTACTAAAGAGTGAGAACCCCTTAGATCAGATACAGATATGTCTCTACCTTCTTCATGCCCTTGTCCTTGTGGTCTGCGTAGATGACTGACTACTATCAAAGCTATGTTCGTTGATTCACATAGACTTCTTAACTTAGTCATTGTTACATCTATAGCTCTGCGTTCATTGTCTAACTCAAGACCAGACATAACGATTGATATGTGATCTAAGATAACTACTTGTACTTTATCTACAGTTGCTAGATACCTTATCTGTTCTAGCAATACATCAGGGTCAAGACTACCAAAATGATTGTAAAGAAAAAGGTTGCGAGTTGAAGTCAACCTATCAAACGCAACCTTCAATTCTTCTTTTTTTATGACATCTTCATTTAAGTGCAAAGGTACGTTTAAGTCAATACCTACTAAACCTTGAAGTGTTCTTTGTACTGACTCTTCTAAACCTATGTAACCTACTTTCAATCCATTTCCTTGAGTAAGAAAGTGATGACAAAATTCTCTACATATCGTGGACTTCCCTGCCCCACTACCACTGGCTACTGTGAACAGTTGGCTAGGAAATAAACCTCTGGTAAATTCATTTAACTTTGGAAAGGGAAAGTCTGTTATAGCTTTACTTGTTTCTCTGGTAAACAAATCCCATGCGTCTGCTGCATTAATAAGAGAGTCAGGTCTAACTGGTCTAGCCTTCCATAATCTTTCCTGTACTATATCTCCTTCGCCTAATACAAGATGATCGTTTACGTCATTACGATCTAGTCTTGCTATGGCAACCTTACCTTTGGGTAAGACTTCCATACATTTCTCTGCTGCTTTATTACCTGCTTCATCATTATCAAAGCATAGAACTATACGACAATAAGTATCTAACCATTTGTAGTTTGCTGCTAGATACTTAGCTGCTGACTGTACACCTGACGGAATAGATACACAGGGAAACTTGTTGCCTTGTATCTGTGACCCACTCATGCAGTCGATCTCTCCTTCAAAGCAACTGACAAACACTGAACCATTACTACCATGCTGTCTCCATAGATGCTGACCCCATAGTTGTACGTTTGATATGTCTCCTATCCAAGCAAACTTTTTGTCAGCAAACCTAACGTGTTGTGCTACGTCATTACCTTTCTGATCTTTATACGTAGCAACCTGAACAGGCTGACCTCTAAACTCTGCCTGTCCATAACCAAATAGTTCGCAAGTCTCTTTAGTGATTCCACGTTTGGCTAAAGCTATAGGTGTGACCTTTAATAGTTTGGGGTTTTGTTTTCGTAGTGGAATGATAGTCACTTTCTTTTCTTTCTTGTTGGGGTAGTAGGTATAGCCACAGTCCATAGTGAAACAATGTTTATGTCCATCACTAAAGACCGCACAGTTTTTCTTGCCACACTCAGGGCAAACTTCTTTAATCTTGTACTGACTCTTCATTATCTAACTTGCATCTGTGTTCGTTAAGGACTATATCTACCCACTCACTTCCGTTCCATACAACCCATACACGTTTGTAATCGTCATAGATTGTGCAACCAAGTTTAGGGTTTGGTGGTAAAGGATAGCTAGGCATACCAAGAGTCAGGAATAAATTTGTCGCAGTATTGAAACCCATGTCTCGTACACCATTTGGCATACGAGATAGAGTTCTTAGCTTTAGATAGTTTGGTTCTGCTATTTTGAAAACAGAACCTTATATCTAGGTCGGGTCGTTTCTTCTTAATCGCAAGATGTTTTCGTCTATCTTCCTTTGAGAAGTAGCCCTTCGTTTCAACAATAAAATTGTTGAGTATAAAATCAGGCTTGTAGGTGCAAGTAATTTCATAGTCAATGCTGAGTGTTTCATAGGTAAAGATAATTTTCTTTTTGTTTAGGTCGTCAGCAAATTGACTTTCAAATTGACTCTTGTATTTAGAAGTCTGCCCCTGAACTGACTGTTTCTTTTTCTTCATAGCTTGCAGGTTCAGTTGTTTCAAAGTCACTAGCTCCACCATTGAAAGGAACTATCTCTCTGAAACAAATGGATAATGGCATACACTTAATGCCAACACCATTAGCACCTGCGTCATAGCCTGAAGCTAGGAAAGATATTTGACCTGTAGTTTCAGGACTTATCTTATCCATCTCATGTCTTTGTTCTTCAGTCATCAACAAGTTTTGTCCAGTCGCAGGGTCATGTTTAAACATAGTGATAGGACTAAGCTTACCCTTCTTACCTATTACATTTTTCTTTAATCGTATGATTAAACCCTCGTCTTCAAACGACCAAGGGAAGCTAGGCTTACCAGTCTTCTGACTCTTTGTAAGAGTAAACTCTCTCTTAGGAAACGCAGCCTTTAGCTGTGCCTTCCACCCTTCAATCAAGTCCTCTAACTGTTGTGCTATTTTCTGACTAGCTTCGCCAACAGGTACGATAGCTTCAGTCTTCCATTTCTCAACACCTTTATATTCATCAGGTGTGACTAACCATGAGTACCTAAAACGTGTACCAACAGGAGTGACTATCTTAATAGTCTCCGAATTAATTTGTTCCATTTTGCTTGGAGTGTATGCGTGTAATTCGTCTTATCTAAGACGTATATTTATTGTACCTCGATTACTTGTCATGTAAATATATATGGTGCTGTCAACACATCTGTAATATCAAAGTCTCCCATGCGTAGTGCAGGTGGTAATCCCTTTGTATCACTAAGTTGTTCTGCTACTTGATGATGTAAGTTGTCTAAATTATTGTCACTATATATGTAGAAAAATGTCTGCTTCACACATTCAATCAGTCTATCAAGATCAGCAGCAGGACTACCAAAGCAGTCGTGGATAATACAGAACTGTTCAAGACCCATCTTACTTGCTTCAACTAAGGTTAACTGTAGGTGTGCAGCATCAAAGCTATGTATATAGTTACTAGGAAAACCTTGTGCTTGTTTTCTTTTGTCAACTTGCAAGGTAGGTTCAGCCAAGTTTAATCTCATACTTTGATTACTTAACTTAGTTCTTATTATCTTGCTGTTGTTAACAAAGTACTTCTGTTGAACTAGAAAACCAGAGGGAGTATTCCAAGATATAGTTTTGTTTTCTTTGTTAAAACATACAGCTATCTTTGATAGATACTTCAGCAGGTTTATACTCTCAGGACTAATCATACTTACAGCAGTCTCAATAATTGTTGCAAGATAAAAGTTGTTCTTAAAATTTTTTGCTAGATAAAAATTCTCATTAACAAAATATCTTTCCACATGATTAGCTATGCCAAAGGTAGTTGAGTTATAAGGTATCATCAACACTGGTTTCTTTATAAACTTCCTAGTTAATTTATTTCTATGGCCATACCAAAGTTGACCCTGTATTGTATTGTCGTTCTTGAGTAAGAGTAATACTTTATCTAATACTTCTTTGTATAAATCCTGCGGTTGTTTGCTGTATTGTAAGTTAACCTTGCCTGCTAATTCCTTACAAGATACCAGTCCTGCTATGTGTTGATAGCCATTGTTCGTACCATCAAGGCAACAACAATAACGTGAGATAAAACCATTGTTCATTCCCACTTGCATAAAGTCATGCCACTCTTTACACCATGCAAGAAACTGGAATGGGTCAGCAGCATTACCCCATATATCTAGATTCTCTATAGGGTCAAGTGCTACTTGTTCTGCATAGTCTTGTCCTTCTATGTACGCCCACTCTAGTCTCTCTTCATAGCTACACTTACCCATACCAAAAGCATTAGCTCCTGCTATAGCTAACCAGTCTAGTTGTCTCTTAGTCTTGATCTCTCCACCTTCATAGAATTGATGCAAGGCTCTGGCTATGTCAGTTCCTTGTGGGTGGAAGTGTGCAGTTACAGGATAAAACCTAGAAGTAAAATCCATTTGGTAAACGTGATAAAATTTTTCTCCAAGAAATTTTTTTGCGGTATCAATGATTGATAGTATCTGATACCTTTTGACTTTGTTCTTGTGGTTAGTATCATGTGTAAGACCTGCGTGGTATCTCCATGTCTTTGTCTTCTCCTTATCATTCCAGTCATCAGGTTTAGGTGGTAACTCTAGTGGTTCTTTATTTATCAAACCCCCTACTTCTATACCTTCTTCCCAACAATATACAAGAGTATCAAACACAAATTTATTTACCCCCCACGCTGTACTTGACGCAAGGTTTAGAGCCTTTAGACATACTGTTAAGTTTTCTTCTTGTAACCTTTTTAATGTCTCAGGATTAGAAGTCTTAATAGCTTTTGTTCTAAGTCTCTCAGTATAAAAACCACCATCAGATAATGTTGTATATGGTTTGGGTTTGTCATAGCAAGGTAAGTATTGTGGGTATGCAGCTATGCGATTAGCTCGCCCCTTCTGTATCCACTTCATTGTTACTTCAGTAAAGACTAAGCAAGATAACAGACTCTTACCTACTCTCTTGTTAATCATCTTGACCATACCTACGTTTATCATTACTAGATCAATAAGAACTAGACCTATCTTTAACTTGTCTTCCTTCTTCCATGTCTCAAACTCTATACCCTTCTTACTCATGTGAGTTCTAACCATATTCTTTTTGTAACCAGTATGGTTTGTATCTCTGGTATGTCTCTTGATGTTCTTAAAATGTTTTGGGTCTAGCTGTTCAAAGATTGTATAACGCATTTCATCTTCTAACATTTGACCTATGTTTATAGCGATTGTTGTTGTAGGTTTTTCAAGTGATGTGTTATCTATGATTACTTTAAAAGCAATAAAAGAAACTACGTCAAGGTCAGGGAACTGAGCTATATATTTTGCAGCTACAGCCCTGACTCCTGCCTGTCCTGTCATAGATTTTTCAACGTATAACTTCAGTGCTTTTGTAAGGGCATCAAGTCCTGCTTCAATCATGTTTCTAGCGTATGGTGTTTCAGACTCCCTGCCCTTCTCTCTTAGTTTGTTATTCCTAGATAGTTTGTTATACCCTGAGATGCTAAAGATACTTTGCTCTAGCTCTAATTGTTTCTTACTCGGATTCATTTAGTACTCCTACTACTTGGTGCATAGAGTCAGGTGCTAGATGAGAATACTTCTCTGTCATTTGTACGTCTTCGTGTCCTAGCCAGTCTCGGATAATCAGTAATTGTATTCCTGCTTGAGCAAGTCTTGAACCACACGTATCTCTAAACAAATGTATCTTGTACCACTTGTGTTTGCTATACCCTAGTTCCTTCTTAGCTTTAGCAAAGATACTACTAGCCCAGTAGTAGTCGTGATCGAACAGTAAGTCTAAGCTATTGCATTTGTCATAGTAAGGTTTGATGATAGACCTGACAGCATTAGTCATAGGCACAGTGTTAGGTCTTCCGTTCTTCCTGTACTGGAATGTGATTTGATTCTTGTCAAAGTCAACAAATCTTTTTTCAAGTGTCAGTAGTTCCATGACTCTGCAACCTATATCAATCAAACACTTGAACACATCTCGGTGTTCGTGGTGGTTGAAGCAAGTCAGGTAAGACATGAGTTCTCTTTCCATATCAGCAGTCAGGTAGTGTACCTTCTTGTTCTTCTTGACTCGCCTAGCTTTAGGAAACTCAGGCATAGTTATATACCCATCATCTCTACAGTCTTCTAACACTAGCTTGAGATGACCCATCTTCTTGTTGACTACTTCATTACAGTTAGGTCGTGACTTGTTGTAGTCATTCATCTTGTTAATAAGACTGGTAGTAATCTTGTTTACTGGTATGTCTCCTAACGCTTGAACATTGTGTCTCATGCTAGTAAGAAAATCTTTAGCTGATACATCTCCGTTCTTTCTTCTCTTGTAAGTTGTGCGAGCAGCTTCCTTGAGTGTTGGTACTTTCTTTTTCATTGTGACTCCAAAGGTTAATAAGGGTGGTTAGTTCTTTGATACGCTTTTGTGCGTAGTCAATCTTTTCTCTTGTGTTCATCAAGGCATAAGGTCATCAATCCTTTGTAGCTCTGGCAGTTTTGCAAAGGCAATAAGATCAACGATATTGTATTCTCTTGTAGTGTATCTTTTACCACAGTCAGTACATTCTCTTCGCCTTGAAGTGTATGGAATGTTAGCCTTGTTCTTATTGATAGGGTTAGGCTTACCACTCCTGAATCGAGTCTCAAGATTTTTAGTATTGAGACTCCTACAGTTAGGGCATATACTCATCTAACAAGACCTCTCTTTACAGCTAAGTCTTTAGCTTTTTCTTCTATGCCAAATTTGTTTATCTTACAGTTCTTATAATCTATAAGAAAGTAAGCTTCATAAATACCTATGTTGTCCTGCATAAGTACTTGTTTAATTTCATACTCCATTACTAATACCTCACATAATTATTAGGGTCTTGAAAGTTTATATATTCTTCGTCAGGTACTACCTCGCTAGTCCACCTAGAAACTGTGTCCTGATTACCTGAGAATCTCCAATTAGGATTTTCTTTCTTGCCATCATAGTCGGATAGCATATACTCTCTCTCGACTTCAATGTGTCCTTCAAACTTTTGTTTGGTCTTGTCTTCTCTATCGAAAACGTGCTTAGTAATATCCCAACTGGTATCCCTTAGTATTTCGTGAAGTGAATACTCGCTGTTGGAATAGACAGTGATAGTGTGTTTTCTCATTGTTGTGACTCCTTAATGGATAAAGTTGTTTTAATAATTTCTCTTTTGAGAATTGTGATAGCTTCCCTAGTAGGTAGGGTTCGCCAGTAATCCTTTGGTTGTGTGCCTGTAATCCTACTAAGGCGATCATAGATAGACTCTAGTTCCCAAAGAGTTTGCGAGGGTTTGCGGTGCTTCATACCTAATCGTGAAAGTTAGGTATGAACTCGCCCTCTAAAGTTTCAGGTCGGTCTTTTCTTACATAACCCTTGAGTGGTTGTCTTGCTAGTTCAGGATACTGAATGTTCTTGAACTCTATATGTTCCCACCCTGCTTGATTAATAATCTCACAGGCACAGTCAAGAAAGAATGTGTAAGGGTCGTGACCCATAGCCCTGATGTTGTCATTCATGTAGGGTAGAGCTATCGGTAAACCTGCGAGCCACTCATCTAAAGTAGTTCGCATTGATGTTGTGTTAGGTCTAGCACTTGAGAACCATAGGTTATAACACCACTGGAA